AATGGGCAACTCCTAGAGGTGCAGACAAAGCCAATGTTAATACATTAAGAATGTCGAATATTGGTAAGCCTTCTCGTCAGTTGTGGTACGACATGAATTCTAAAGATGTTTCTGCTAAAGAATTAGAATCTAGTACGCTGATTAAATTTTTATACGGACACTTACTTGAAGTGTTAGTTTTATTCTTTGTTAAAATGTCTGGGCATAAGATTGATTCCGAACAAAAAGAAATTTCTGTTAGTGGAATTAAAGGACACATGGACTGTAAGATTGATGGGGAAGTTGTTGATGTGAAGACAGCTTCTGGTTTTGCATTTAAAAAATTTAAAGATGGTACTCTAGTAGAACAAGATAACTTCGGATACTTAGCACAACTTGCAGGATATGAAGAAGCAGAAGGCACAAGCAATGGCGGGTTTTTAGTTTTAAACAAAGAGACCGGAGAGTTAACCTTGTTTAAACCAGAAGAATTAGATAAGCCTAACATTAAAGAACGTATTAAATCTATTAAGTCTATTGTTAAGAAAAAGCAACCACCTGAGTTTTGTTATGAACCTATAGCAGAAGGTAAAGCTGGTAACATGAAGTTAGCTAGGGGATGTACTTGGTGTCCTTATAAGTTTGAATGTCATAAAGAATCAAACGATGGTCAAGGATTAAGAGGGTTTCAATACTCAACGGGACCAGTATATTTTACAACAATAAAGAAAATTCCTAATGTACAGGAGGTACTATGAACGGAAGACAAACAAAGCTTATAAGAAAAAAATCTTTAGTTCTTTTAATTGACTGGATAAAAACTCTGGTATCGGAAGAAGAAGCAAAGAAACTTACAATGGAACAAGCATATAATTTAGTTCCTAAAGATACTCATATTTATACTAATGGTAAATTAATGTTGTCTGCTTTTTCTTTAAAGTGGATTAATAAAAAAATTAAAAAATTACTTAAACATAAAACTATAAACGATATAACTGTCGAGGACTTGACTAATGAAAACTGATTTAGAAAATGCAATAATTAAATTAGGTAAAGTTTTACAAGAAGAGAATGAGTCTCTTGATAATATAGATACTGAATCTCTTGAGATATTGGCTTTAATTTTAAACTGTGAAGTTACGGTTAGAAATACTAGAGTGTTACATTGAAACGAGTACCTAGAAAACCAAGACCTAAGAAGACCGGAGTACCTAAAGGGTATGACAGTAAGTGGGAGTATGACATTCATCAAACCATTCTTAAAGATTGGGCACACCACTTTGAAGCAATTAAATATATCATTCATAAGTCTTACGAGGTAGATTTTGTAAAGACTTTTGAAGATAAAACAATTTTACTAGAAGCCAAGGGCAGGTTCTGGGACCACGCTGAATACAGTAAGTACTTGTGGATTAGGAAAGCATTACCTAATTTTATGGAGCTAGTATTCTTATTTCAAAAACCTTTTGCTCCTATGCCTGGAGCTACTAAAAGAAAAGATGGAACAAAAAGAACTCATGCTGAATGGGCTGAGACAAATAATTTTACATGGTATAGTGAAGATACCTTACCTAATGAATGGAGAAACGATGAACTATAAATTTAATGAAGACAAAAACTTACAAGAACTTAAAGCATATGTTGATGCTACTTACAGCGAACACTATGCATCTGATAAATACCAAGCCACTGATGTTATTATAGATTCTGGACATGGTGAAGGTTTTGCTATGGGGAACATTATGAAGTACGCTAAACGCTATGGTAACAAAGAAGGTAAGAACAAAAAAGACTTGTTTAAAATATTACATTACGCTATAATTATGCTAGATGTACACGACACAGAGAACTCATAATGGTTGAAGATAAAGTAGGTATCAAGGAATATCTTGGTATAAAAATTAATTACAGTAACGAAAACAGTTTAGATAAGTTTAGTCTTGATACGCTCAAGGATAGATACTTATGGGAGAATGAAACACATGCACAAGAAGCCTTCGCAAGAGCCTCCATCTTTGGAGCAACCTACAAAGGTGTCACAGATTTTGAACTGGCTCAGAGACTTTATCACTACAGCTCCGCATGTTGGTTCATGTTTAGCACTCCTATACTTAGTAACGGGGGAACAAGTCGTGGTCTTCCTATTAGCTGTTTCCTCAATTATGTTCCTGACAGCAGGGGTGGTTTATCAGACCATTATGACGAGAACATTTGGTTGGCAAGTTCAGGTGGAGGTATTGGTGGATATTGGGGAGACGTTAGGAGTAACGGTGTATCTACTGCTCACGGCAGTAAGTCTACTGGTTCTATCCCTTTCATGCATGTCGTAGATTCTCAGATGTTAGCCTTCAACCAAGGCGTAACAAGACGAGGTTCTTATGCAGCATACATGGACATCAGTCATCCAGAGATTGAAGAGTTTATTAACATCCGGAAAGAATCAGGTGGAGACATTAACCGTAAGTCTTTAAACTTACACAACGGTATTAACATTACGAACGAATTCTTAGAGGCTGTTGAAGCCGATGCAGAGTGGAGATTGATAGACCCTAAAAGCCATGAAGCTCTCAAGGTTGTTAATGCTAGAGACTTATGGTGGCAAATCATTAACGCTAGAGCAGAGACGGGTGAGCCTTACATGATTAACATTGATACATGTAACGCAGCTTTACCTAAAGAACAAAAAGCTTTAGGCTTAGAGATTAAACAAAGCAACCTATGTTCTGAAATAACTCTAGCAACCAACGAAGAACGAACAGCCGTGTGTTGTTTGTCTAGTGTAAACTTAGAATACTTTGACGAGTGGTCAGAGAACCCTATGTTCATTAGAGATTTAATAACCATGCTCGACAATGTTTTACAACATTACATTGACAACGCTGTCGACACAGATAACTTAGGAGAATACAATGCAAACTTTAAAAGGTTTCAAAAACATATTAAGCCAGGCAAAAAAGGATTTCTTAAATCTGCCTACTCAGCTTACAGAGAGCGTTCACTTGGTCTTGGTGCGATGGGATTCCATTCGTATCTCCAATCACGCAACCTTCCTTTTGAAGGTATCTATGCTACGGGCTTCAACCATAAAGCGTTTAAATACATTAAGGTACAGGCTACCAGAGCTTCTGAAAGACTTGCAGACGAACGTGGAGAAGCTCCTGATGTCAGTGGTAGTGGCAGGAGGAATGCTCATCTTCTCGCTGTTGCTCCTAATGCCTCTTCTAGTATTATTTGTGGTGGGACATCTCCTTCTATTGAGCCGTACAGGGCTAACGTTTATACACACAAAACTCTCTCAGGTTCGTACCAAGTAAAGAACAGATACTTAGAAAAACTTCTTAGTACAAAACGCCTAAAGGTAGATGAGCTTAAAGAAGTTTGGAAAGACATAGCCGGACATGAGGGTTCAGTGCAACACCTAGCTATTCTTACAGATAAGGAGAAAGAAATATTTAAAACTGCCAATGAGCTTGACCAGATTTGGATTATAGAACATGCTTCTAAACGTCAAGAGTTTATTTGTCAGGCTCAGTCAGTTAATTTATTCTTTACTATTCCTACGGCTACTGAGAAACAAGAAATACACGATGACTACATGCAGTACGTCAGTGATGTTCATTGGTATGGTATGCATAAGCTTAAGTCTTTGTATTACTTTAGAACTAATGCTGCTAGAAATGCAGAGAATGTTAATACCAAAGTTCAACGCATCAAGCTAGATGAGGTTGAATGCATAGCGTGTGAGGGATAGATGACACAAGAAGAATTTAAAGATATACTTACACCAGAGTTTAAAGGGTTTACTAGTAGAATGTGGGTTGATTACCTAGATGAAACCAACGGTCCTTTTGCACAAACAGATGATTATGCCGGGTACGTAATCAAGAATTTAAAATATTTAATTAGAAAATTTAACGAGAAAAAAACATGAGCCTACTAGACACACGAGAACATTACAAACCTTTCGACAATCCTTGGATGTTCGATTACTATGTACTACAGAATCAAATGCATTGGATGCCTGAGTCTGTACCCCTACATACTGATGTAAAAGATTGGCAGGAGATGAACCCTAACGAGAAGAACTTACTCACACAAATCTTTAGATTGTTTACTCAGTCTGATGTAGATGTAGGAGCAGGTTATGTTGATAGATACATGCGTATCTTTAGAAAGCCTGAAGCTAGGATGATGATGGGTTCGTTTGCAAACATGGAATCAATTCATCAACATGCTTACAGCTTACTCCTTGATACAGTGGGTATGCCTGAGAATGAATACAAAGCCTTTGCAGAGTATGAAGAGATGTCAGCCAAGCATGAGTATGTACACAACATCAAGACTATCAAGGCTGATAAGAAAAGCATTGCAAAAACTTTAGCAGTCTACTCAGCCTTTACAGAAGGACTACAGTTGTTCTCTAGCTTTGCAATCTTGTTAAACTTCCCACGCTTCGGACGTATGAAAGGTATGGGACAGATTGTTACTTACTCTATTAGAGATGAGTCCATGCATGTTGAAGCCATGACAAAGTTGTTTAGAGAATTCATTCAAGAGAACCTAGAGATATGGACAGATGATTTTAAAGCCGAGCTATATGAAATCTGTAGACAGATGGTAGACCTTGAGGACAAGTTCTTAGACCTAGTGTTTGATATGGGAGACCTTGAAGGACTTACTAAGAAAGATATGTATGCTTACAACAGATACATAGCTGATAGAAGATTACTA